ATTCAGGGAATGAAAAATAATATCGATAACAGACTCGAACAGGTTTTGATTGGATCGCTCATCATCCTTCCGGAAAACATTCCGGATCTAATCAATGACCTGGACCCGAAACATTTTCACGACCGCAAGGCGCGGGCATGCTGGGAAGCATTGATTGAACTGAACAAAGAAGATATCGCGATTGATCCGACCATAACAGCCAGCCGCGCAAGCCAGAAGCTGGCCAATTTCAAAAATGCTGCTGACTATATCCAGGAAGCCATAACGCTGGATGGATTTAACGCGGTCAACGCGCCGCAGTATGCCAAAGAGGTTAAGGGCTTATACCAGGAACGGCAAAAGGTCCTAATAGCAACCGAGCTGGCCAACAAGGGGGATGTACCAAAAGCAATCGATATGCTTGAGCTAATTTCAAAAGAGCTGAACCAGGAATGGATCGGATTTACCCTGGAAGATTGTTACCAGCCCAGACCGCCGATCAAATACCTTGCTGGAAATTTCTTCCAGGAAGCGAGTTTAAATATCGTATATGGACCGCCTGCATGCTTCAAGTCTTTTTTATTGGCTGATCTATTAGTTTGCGTTGCCAGCGGCGAAACATGGTTAACGCCCGCGCCCTGGAAAGAAAAAGAATTATTTTCAGGTCATAGGACCGTTCAAACTCCAGCCATGTGGGTTGATTTTGACAACGGCGTGAACCGAACCAAAGAGCGTTTTGACGCATTAGGCAAAGCCCGAAATTTACCCGGTGATATTCCGCTTGTGATTTATTCCATGCCCTTGCCCTGGCTACAATGCACCGATCGCGCATCCGTTGGCCGCTTGACCCTTCGCATCATGCAGCAGGGGGCCGGGATTGTCTGCATTGACAACCTGGGCGATATCCTGGGGGATGCCGATGAAAACAGCGCGGACATGGCCCAAGTAATGAGCAATTTCAGGCAGGTTGCAGAGGAAACCAGAGCGGCAATTATCCTGGTTCATCATCAGCGCAAAAGTACCGGATTAGGCGGTCGAGCGGGTGATAACCTTCGCGGACATTCCAGCATTGAAGCTGCCCTGGATCTGGCCTTATCAGTAGAACGCGAACCTTACGCCGATGCCGTCACGGTGACTTGTACCAAAAGCCGCGGGGATGACATTCTGCCCTTCCGGGCTTACTTCACCAAGAACGATGGCCAACCAATGACCGAAGCGCGATTTTACGGCCTGGGGATTGATGACAATGCCAGCAATATGGCCATACGCCGGACTATAACAGAAGTGCTGACTGAACCGATGAATAAGAAAACCATTAAGAAGGCGGTTAAAGAAGAACTGCCAGACATTGGCATTAACCGGATATCGGATGAAATCGACCGCATGGCTAACGGTGGCAAGCTGAATGTGACCCCAGGCGATCGCACAGAAAAGATATATAGCATTGATTAAGACTTACAGACTTACGGAGACTTACGGAGACTTACAGCCAGAAATCATAAGTCTGCGCCTACGAGAATGAGACTCACAGACTCACACCCCCTTTTAAAGGGTGTGAGTCATAAGTCTCGTAGGTCAAGGAATAAATCAAAAACTAACCAAAAACCGGGAAGATCCCCACTTGCGGATCTGCGCCCGGAATGCTTGCAGAATGATGAACTTTTGAACGGATCCCAGGGAATATACCCCCTGGCTGCTATTGTGACCGCGTAGGATTGATTTTAAGGCGTTTATTTTTGCCGATTGAGTATTTATACCCTTGTGATTTTACGGAATTCAGCCGATTTTCAGCTGCTTATTTACTTGTGGTAACGCTGATTACCATAAGCTATTTACGGCATTTTTAAGGACTAAAACATGGATGAAAACGAACCAACAAAGAAGCAGAAAGCCGCCCAGGAAGTAGGCCGGGGAAATAAAACGCATGGGATCTACTCATTCCAAACACGCGGGCCGGATGCCCTGGGTCCGCAGGAACGAAGTTATTTCTTGCAGATCCGCGATAAATTCAACGCCGAACCGGGCCGCCTGGAATACCGCAAGGACCTGGCCGCCATGCTGGCAACCATGCTGGAATTAGGTTTTGCGGACTTGCGATATAAGGCCGAGCGCGGATATCCGATCTGGACCAGCCCCCCGGTTCAAAGAATGGGAACCTATGTTAACGCGCTGATCCGCTTGATGGATGGCTGGCCAAAGGACCAGGACCAGAACAAAAACATATTGGATTTAATGAACAACGGAGTAAACGACAATGAGCAAAGCAAAGAATGAACTGAATGAATTGGTTGAAGCATACAACCAGAACGAAGCAGAGCAAGCCCAGCGGTTAGGTCGGATCTTCCGCTTGCTGAAGCAGGGCAAAGGATATCGGCGCGTTGGATTTTCGAATGGTGATCAATGGGTGAACTGCTGGGGCGGTCCTGATCGCCTGGATAAGAAGGCGCATGTGGACCGCTTGACGCGTGAGATTGTGGAGATCAATCCAGGGGATTAGGTCTGCCATGTGGCACCAGGGGGGTGGCTGGACTTTATCTCCTTTAGACGGCTGCCCCCCGAAAATAAAAGCAGCTGGCCGGATGCTGGCGTGCATGGATCGACCAGCTGCGATGCGAGGGAATCCTGGGGGGGATCCCCGATAAGAGCATACACCAAACAAAGCGGATAATCAATGAGCAAAGACTACAAGAACGATTTCCTGGCCTTCTTCCGGGATCTGTACCGCGTAGAAGGCATTTATGGACCGCAGCCGATCTGTCCGCCCTTCCTGGTTGAGTTTATCAATCTGGCATTCCAGGATGGCAAACCAGCTGCCCGGAATATAGGCGACTTCCGGACCAAGAAGCAGGGGAAATCAGCCCTTGCTGGCGCGGTTGCCTTATTCATGGCCAGCCGGGAATCTTACGCGGAAGTGGTGATCGCTGCATCCGACAAGGACCAGGCGAAGGACCGCGTATTAAGGGCGGTGAAATTCGCATGCCAGAATGGACCGCTGGCCAAGCATGCCAGGGTTTACAAAGATGTGATCGAGCTGAACAACCAAAGCACCATTACCGCTTTACCGATGGATTGGCAGGGCGCAGCGGGCGGCAATTACAGCGCGGTTATATTCGATGAGCTTTTTGGATATATCCACGAAGGCCAAAGGCGGTTATTTGATGAGCTGATCATTCCACCCACGCAGCCAGCAGGAACCCGGTGGATCGCGAGTTATGCGGGCTTCCTGGGTGAAAGCGAGCTGCTAAAGGAATGGTGGGATCGCGGCCTGGAAGGCGAAAAGATCAGTCAAGACTTACCGATCTACAAGAACCACAATTCAAACTTGCTGGCTTTTATTGATGTAGGACCGGAGAGCTGGCGCATGCCCTGGATGACCCAGGCATACATCGATGAGGTCCGGGCGGGGGAACGCGAAAACACATTCAGGCGGTTATGGCTGAATGAGTGGACCGCCGGGGAATCCGCTTTTGTACCCCAGGAAGCATGGGAAGCATGCGCTTCCAGGGAAATCAAAATGCTAACTGAAAAGGATCACCGGAAAATCATTCTGGGCGTGGATGCCAGCACAACCAGGGATATTACCGGGATGATCGGAACCTGGTTCAACCCCAGCACCAAAAAAGCGGAAGTGATCTATATAAGGGCCGTCAAGCCCCAGCGCGGCTTTTTGAGAATGGGCAAGCCGACCATTGACCTGGAAGCAGTCAAGAATGAAATTCTGCGGCTGCATGAAAACAGGCAGCTTGCAGCGGTGTATTACGACCCGTATCAAATGGCCAGCATCGGAATAGAGCTGGAACGCGCTTTTGTAAGGGTGCGGGAATTTCCGCAAACGAACCAAAGGACCGAAGCGGACCAGCAGTTATATGATGCGGTTGTGGGCGGCGGCCTGGCGCATCCGGATAACCCGGATCTGAACGAGCATATAAGAAACGCGATCGCGGTTGAATCGGTAAGGGGCTTTAGATTGGCCAAAGATAAAACCAGCATGAAAATTGACCTTGCGGTGGCTTTATCCATGAGCTTGTACGGAACTATGCTGGAACAGCAGAACCTTGAATGCCAGGGGGTGGATCCGAACCCCTTTTATATTGATCTGCCAGAGGATAAGGAATTTCTACAAAACAAAAGCGGCAATTTCCTGATCTCCAAGAAAGCCCCGGAAGTGCACCCGCCGGGCGTTACCTGGCAGAACTGCCGACACCGGAACCAGGGCTGCCCCGCCTGTATCGCGGAATTGGAAGCAGAGGGGTTTTTTGAACAGGAAGCATGGGCGGCCGAATTGATGCGCGAAGCCCACCCGGAATATGAAGACCCGATGGATCCGAAGGATCAGCGCATTTTGACCAGGCAATTAAGCAGCATGCCCAACCAGGCCGAAATCGAGCGGTCCAGGGTGCGGGCAGCATTTAGGACCGCAGTAAGGAATGAAATCAATGATCAATGAAAACGCAGAGATTGAGATTATCCAGAACGGCATCAAAACCAGGATCCAGATCAGCGATCTGATCGAGCTGATTTTTAATGCCATATATGACGAACTAACCAGAAAAACACACGAACCAAAAGGACAATAACATGGGAAGAATAATTTATACCGACACAAGGGCCGTCAAGAGCTGGCGCGATAAATTGGCCGAAATCAAAGCCGCTGAACAAACTTATCGCGAATATTACAGCATCATGACCCCGATGGAACGGGAAGTTAACCGCAAGGAAGTAAGCAAAATAACCAGCCAATACGCCCCAGCCATTACCCAGGGCGTGTTACAGCTGCATGAAAACGCCTTGCAGAAATTGAAAAGAGCCGATCAAAAAGTGAAGCAGGAAAAGAGAAAAGAAATCGCTTCCTGGGAAGCTGCCCGCCTGGCAGCTGAAATGCAGGTTTATGAAATGCTGATTGATCATGCGGTCCATACCGAACCAGGAAAATCAGATTTCCGGGAAACCACCGCCCAGCGCATTGAAAAGATCATTAACGAAGCCAAAGCAAGCGGCGATAAATACAAGCAGCGCGCCGCCGCTGAAGTATTGAAAGCAGCATTGAGCAATACAAGCGGCCTGGATGATGATGCGCGCTTGCAGGTCAATCACATGGCCCAGCAGAGCAAAGCGGAATTAGAAAAGATCCGAACCACCCCAGAACTTGAAGCGGCGTATGAGGAGGCCCAGGCCGTATATGATGAATACCGGGCGGTTAGGGATGAGGTAGCAAGGACTTCCAAAGATATCGGCGAAGGCGATCCTTATCATCCCTTATCGATAAGCCCTTTCACAAAAGCCCTTAAGCGGGTCCGCTGGGAAGGTGAAGAACTAAAGATCTATGATGCCGATGATCCCGAAGTAACGGGGGTTTATCCGAAATCAGAAAAGCATGAAGCGCAAATGAAACAGGGCGCATAAGCTTGCAAAATGGCCGTAAACCCCGTAAAATGACGTAAACAAAGCGGGAGGATTTATGGCCTTAAATATTGCTATCGCCAATATGAAAGGAGGCGTAGCCAAAAGCACTTCAGCCGTTACCCTGGGGCATGGGTTAGCCCAAAGGGGGAAAGAAGTATTGATTGTGGATTGTGATCCCCAGGGCCAATGCGCGGCATTATTAGGCATGCAGCAGGAACCCGGATTATTTAATCTGCTGATATCAGAATTGCATCCTGACCAGGTTATAAGAGCAACTGGCCGCGAAGGGCTGGACCTGATCCCCAGCGATAAAAAGACAGCAACCGCCCAGGTTGTTTTATCAGCCCAAAGAGCGCCGATCTCATACATTGAAAGCGCCTTAAGCTCAATCCAGAAAAAATACGATTTTGTTTTATATGACACGGCCCCCAGCATTGGCGATCTTATGGGGGCTGCTTTATATGCTTCTGATTATGTACTGATCCCTTCTGCGGTTGATTTTTTATCGAGTGATGGCGTTGTCAAACTGATGGACACGCTGCGGGGGATCCGGGATGATCAGGGCTGGCGCGGAAAACTATTAGGGATATTGCCGACCTTCTATGATGAATCAACCAGGGAAAGCCAAGCCATATTAGACGATTTATCCACAAATTTTGAAAATGGCGTTTTGGATCCAATACACCGGGCAACCATAATGCGAGAATGCGCGGCATACGGCAAAACCATTTTTGAAGTTGATAAATCCAGCCGTTCAGCTGATGAATATACCGGGCTTATAGATTATGTTTTGGAGGTGATCTAATGGCCGACAGACCAGACAGGCAAGAACAGAATTTAAGCGCATCCGGGGGAGGCATGACTTTTGTAAGCCGCAAAAAGCGGGATCGAAGCTGGGACCGCGAGCATAATTACCAGGTTGCATCCTACCGGATAGATCCAGAAGTAAAGCAGCGTATATTAGACATAGCAGACAATTTGAAAGTATCAACCGCGGATCTGGCCGAATTTTTTTTCAGATATGCCATTGATCATTACGAAAAAGGGGAGCTGAAAATCAAGCGGGAACCCAAAGAATACGAAATCAAAGCAGAATAACGTATATAAATTTATACGTATATTTACGCCGTAATGTGCCGTATACGACTTGACACGACAGCCCAAAAGTTGTAAAATAAGTTATGGTAATTCCCATTAACACAAGTGAAATGAGGATCAATGAATAAGACCTTAACCATAACGGAACCAACCAGGCAAATAAAAAAAGTGGTGCTGGATACGGTTGACAGCCCGGAAACCAAACGCGCTTATGATCGTGCCTTGTCCGATTTTATGGCCTGGTATGAATCCAGCGGCCGGGGCCAGCTGAATAAGGCCGCCGTTCAGGCATATAAAACCGGGCTGCAGAACGAAGGCATGAGCGCAGCATCAATCAATCAACGGTTAAGCGCGATCCGCAAATTGGCCATTGAAGCCGCCGACAACCAGGCATTAGATCCGCAAATTGCCGCCGGTATTCAGCGGGTCAATGGAATCCGCAAAGAGGGAAAAAAGCTGGGAAATTGGCTGAATAAAAGGCAAGCCGAGCAGCTGATCAACGCCCCGGATATCAACACAATCAAAGGTCTGCGGGATCGCGCCATTCTTACTATACTGATTGGCTGCGGATTAAGGCGGGATGAGGCCAGCCGATTGACTATTGAGCAGATCCAGCAAAGGGAAGGCCGCTGGGTGATTGTGGACCTGGTAGGCAAGCGAAATAAAACCCGGTCCGTACCCATGCCAAGCTGGGCCAAAGCAAGCATTGACGCATGGACCCAGGCAGCCGGAATCACAGGGGGAAATATATTCCGGCATGTAAACAAAGGCGACAACCTGGCTGGGGATAGCATCAGCGATCAAGCCGTTTTCAACATTGTAAAAACTTACGCCGACCCCCTGGGGCTGGATATCGCGCCCCATGATTTACGCCGGACCTATGCCAAATTGGCCCATAAAGGCGGCGCGGCATTAGAGCAAATCCAGATCAGTTTAGGGCATGCTTCAATCAAAACAACGGAAATCTATTTAGGGGTTCAGCAAAGCTTGACCAATGCCCCTTGCGATCATATAAACTTGAATATAGCTATGTGAAAAATGAAAAAAGATAAATTCACAATCCAAGAAATAACCGAAAGCATGCAGACTTACGAACGCGCTACACGTGATATGCTGCATGATGCCGGGGTCCAGGTAGATACGCTTACAAAAAACCCGAATGAGGAAATCACCAGGGCACAGGTTCTTGAATTGATGGTGTATATAGCTGGAACACCGGCCGCGCGTAGATTAAGGCGTATGCTTAAATGACATTCATTATTGACTTTTCATCAAAAAAAATATAATATAAATGTGAATTGAGATGTGAGCCATCTCGGCAGTTTGATAGGTCTCTTTCGTTGAGAATATCAAGAGAGGGTTGACTTCTCAAGGACTGTTGGGCCTTTCAGATGGGCTCATCAAAATGACGCGTTTGGGGCGCAGTTGCCGCAAATAATGCGTACTTTTGGTGAGCCCATTTTTACAAATAGGACCTTAATAATTGAAAACGCACCCAGATTAAATGCGCGGTTTATTTAAGATTAGAACCCTTGCATAACACTTGTCGCTGATATATATTAACACCGGCAATCAACGCGTAGAAAAAACGCCAAAATGAAAAAAGAACCAAAGAGGTGAATTAAACCGCGGGGTGCCCCGTAGCTTCGGACAAAGTTATGGGGCACCCGGATCAACAGAAGTAGGTCAAAGGCAGGGAGCCAATAACCAACCTCGAAGTAATTAGAGAATATAACAAAAAAAACAAAAAAGTCAATACCCTGCCTGGCCGAAAGTCATATTGGAATCCAAAAGAAAGGAGACCAACATCATGAACGGTCAGGATAAAAAGCAGAAAAAGCAGCAGGGATCCCGCCTGGAACTGAACATACTTTTATTGTTACTGTTCGCGCTCCTGGCTGCGGTAATCGGTCAAGTCAACCGAGCACCGCCAACCTACTATTATTTTCTGCTTGCCCTAATGGGTATCGCGCTTCGGATAATACTCAATCAGTAACGAACCATCAATAAAAATATACTGACCTTCTGATCCCCCGCAGGTCAGTATATTTTTAACTTGCGCTCAAAATCTCCATGATCAAAAAAGAAAAAAGGCAATCAATTCTTAAATAATCTCCCACTTCTTGGAAATCTTATATCTATACGCAAGGAAATAACCCCATAAGCCCTGAAAATGGGCTTTTTTACTGCCTGGGGCCAGATCCCGAAAAATCAATATGGTATAATTATGTTGAAACATGCCGGTATAACGACTTATCAAAAGGCCAAACTATGAAAAATGAAAAAACAGGCGCACCGACAATTTACGGCGAACCCCTGGATGATCGAATAGCGATCCGCGTTACCAAAGCGCAAAAGGAAAAAATAATGAGCGCGCTGGGAACCGCAAACATTCGCGACATACTACTTGACTATGTAGAAAAATACAATGCAGAGCAAATGCCGATTAACTATCCAAATACCGCAGGGGCTGCAACGCCAGGAAGCGGAAATGACGAACCATAGAGAAAAACAAACCACCGCCGGGCTGGGCGGTGGCTGGCAAGGGCGAATCGCTGAAATTCATAACCCTATTGATATTGTACCAAAAGCATCCGAATTGTCAACCGGGGGGATAGTAGCCCAGATCAATCATGAGCATGAGCTTTTTCAACAATCCATAAAATCGGGATTGGTTCATGCTGTCCGATGCGGCCAATTGCTGATTGAGGTAAAGGGATTTACGGAATGGGGAAAATGGGAAAAGTGGGTAAACAAACACTGTAATTTTTCTGTAAGACACGCTCAAAGATACATGCAATTAGCATCAAATGCGACACGCGTGTCGCATTTACCAGAGTCGACATCATTGCGAGAAGCACTTAAATTATTGTCAAAAACCAAATCCAAATCAAAACCAAAATCAAATAAAAGCCCTACCTCTTGGATAAATTCCGATACTTTCAAATCCATGCAGGATAGTTTTGAGACAATCGAAAAAGGGATCCGGATATTAATCAATACAGAATCTGACCCAATCACAGCGCAATATTTACTTAACGTAGCTGAAACCAAATTGAGAAATTTGATGTATTTCTCTCGATGGAAGCAAAGACACCTGAAGGAAAAATGGTAATGCCAAAAACCGAAAACCCGAATATTTACTTCTCCGATGCCGCCGGATTTTATAAAAACGCGGTATTGGCTGCGGAACTTGCGATTGATAAGCAGGATCCAGAATTGATGCGATCTGCCGGAAGTGTTTTATTCCGGGCTGCCGATGCCCTGGCGAATGGGCGAAAACGAAGGGATTCAGGGAATGAAAAATAATATCGATAACAGACTCGAACAGGTTTTGATT